GAATGCGATTGTGATATTTTTTAAAGAGTCGTGGGAATCGTTAAAAGAAATATACCAAGCAGGAATAGAGGTTTTTAAATTCTTAACGGGTGGAATGCTATGGATAATTAAAGATGCGTGGGAGTCGATTAAATTCACATTTCAATTGGGTGCAGAAATAGTGATGATAATTTGGAAAAAACTTTGGGAAATCATATCTAATTTTTTGGGACCTATATTGACTAAAATAAAAACACCAATAACGATGCTTTTTGGATGGATACTGAGTAAATTCAATGAAGCATCCGAACCCATAGGCAAAGTGTGGGGAACGATGTGGGAGGGACTTACTTCAGCTGTAGGCTGGGCGTGGGATAAAGTTAAAGACATGGTATCATCAAGCATTAACTGGATTATTGGAAAAATTAACGGGCTAATAGAATCAATCAATAAGGTAGCCGCTAAAGGAGGCGCAATAATTGGAGTGTCGACCGAAATTCCAACAATACCCGAACTCGCTCAAGGAGGCATAGTGCAAAGACCTACACTCGCTATGGTTGGCGAAGCTGGTCCCGAGGCGATAATTCCATTAAATAAATTTGCTGGAATAGGCGGGAATATAACGATTAACATAACAGGCAACGAATTTGTAGGCGAGGAGGGCATCGCCGAAAGATTAGGACAAGAAATAATGAGAGCCATAAAAGCTAATATCAAATTATGAGCATAACTATAAGCATCGGCGGAGTAGATAGGACAAGCATTGTAGAATTTGGAAGCGTAAAAAAAAAGGACGCCTTAAATCAAGCGACCGATACTTTAAGTTTTTCTGTAATTTATCACGCAGGGCAGACATACCGACCATTGGTTAATCTGGAAGTAATAATGATGGACGGAGCAAGTAAAGTATTTGGCGGAAAAATTTATGCAGTAAAAAAAGAAATTCAAGGCGCGGGAAAAGTTTTGTATAGGGTAAGGTGCAAAGATTATTCTTACGATTTGGATCGTCAGCGAGTAAATGAGGGATACGAAAGCGACACAGTTAATGACATAATTGACGATATTTTAACAAACTTCACGGACGGAAGCTTTACTGCGACGAATGTAAATTGCACCATAACAATAACCAAAATTACTTTTGACCGGACAACAGTCACGGACGCATTACAACGGCTTGCCGAGGTGACGGGGTATTCGTGGTATGTAGATTATGATAAGGATATTCATTTTTTTGAAAAAAACGCAGAAGCCGCGCCTTTTGATTTAACAGACGGCGACGGCAACCACATCCCCGAAACCCTAAAAGCAAGCGATGACTTTTCACAAATCAGGAATAGAGTTTTTATTAAGGGGGGCGAGATAGAGGGAGCAAGCCGTAGTGAATTTTTTGACGGCGATGGTAGTAAATTATTTTTTAAATTAGCGAATAAATTTGCGAGTAAGCCAGTAGTAGAAATTGCATCTGTAGCAAAAACTGTGGGGATTGATTTTTTAGATAATGAAACGGATTTTGATTGTTTTTGGGATTACAATCAAAGTTATATAAGATTTAAGGCAGGCACAGTCCCCGGCGCAGGTAGCGACAATGTAGAGGTGGCGGGGATACCGCTGTATAATTTAGTGGTTCAGGTAGAAGATCCAGCGTCCATTTTAGAATACGGAGTTTTTGAATTTGCTAAGACCGACAAGACCTTAAAGAGTCGTGAGGAAGCCGTGGCTATGGCACAAGCAGAAATAGAAGCCTATAAAAACGGTCTGGTGGAGGGAGGATTTGAAACTTACGAGAGTGGATTGAGAAGCGGACAAATTATAAATATACAATCAACGCTTTTAGATATTGACGAGGACTTTTTAGTTCAGAATGTAGATTATAGAATGATAAGTCCAACACAAGGGGTATGGCACGCAGAACTTGCGACACTCCGAACCATAGGAATTATTGATTTTTTAATTGGATTACTAAAAGCAGGCGACCGATTGATTGAAGATAAAGGCGATGTAGTTTTAGAAAAAACTGTATTTCCATTAGAAGATTTAAGCGTCGGCGATGCCGTAGAAGTGAACACCGATGACTTACCACAAGCGGAGACCTTAGAATTAGAAGAAGTAGCGACAGTTCAAGCGTTGGATTATCCTGTGAAATTCGTAGCGGGGCCATACACACCGACAGGAGATAAGAGAGTTTTTATTATTGGGGGTTCTCGTGTTGGCTAAAAAAATGATATAATAAATTTATGGATAAAGCATTTGAAGATAAAATTAAACAAATAAAAAACAAGATAGGCGAAAAGGCTGGATTCTTAGGAGTGTGGCGATTTACGCTTGAAGATGTTAAGACAGGAAAAAAAGAAGTAAAATATTACCACAACATAATCCCAACAGTCGGCCGGACACTAATTGCAAATAACTTAACAGACGCAGCACCCGATAACGATATGCTAATCAGCCACGCCGCGCTTGGAACCGACGACACCACAGTTCTTGAAGCCGACACTACACTTGGAACAGAAACTTACAGAAACGCAATCGCATCTATGACTAATTCAAATAACATAGCATACGCGACGGCTTACTATAACCAAACTGAATGCAACGGAACTTATAAAGAAGCGGGTATTTTCTGCGACGGAGCGGGGGGAGCCGATACTGGGATATTATTAAGTCATGTAAATATAGATGTCACCAAGTCTAACACTCAAAAATTAACAGTTGATTGGACTTTGACACTTTTAAGCGCATAATATGGCAGAAGCAAAAGACGACTACATTCAAGGCACGGAAATATTAGGCACAGATATAAATAAAATCTCTGAAACCGCCAATGACGGAGGCGGTTTTAGGGACGACAGAAACGCAGGCGAAACCATAAATGGCGGAACATTACCTGTTGCGATTTATATTGATACTTCTGACAACGAAGTTTATGCGTGCGACGGCAACGATACCGACAAATTACAATTTATAGGATTTGCAATCTCAAATTCAACAGACGGCAATTCAATAGAAATACAATGTTCAGGAATTGTTAGAGGATTTAGTGGATTAGACGAGGGCGAAAAATACTATGTTCAAGACGATAAAACGATTGGAACGAGCAAAGGGACTTATCCGATTGTGGTTGGAATAGCAATCAGCGCAACCGAGCTGTTGATTATTTCAGATATAGAGGGGGCAACATTCAGATTGATAACTTCAGCAACTATACGAGCATCAGCAGACACTGAAAGAACTGGAATTAAGACATCTGCTGTATATGCCAAACAAAAAGAATTCAGGATACTTCAAGGAGGAGTTGTTTCTGTGGCGTTTGATTTGGCGGGGAATACAAGCGAGCAACTTTATGGGAGAATTTATGTGAACGGAGTAGCGATTGGAACTGAAAGGACTATTATTTCATCAGCAGCCTATGAAACTTTTACGGAAGATATTAGTGTTGAATTAAGTGATTTAATACAATTATATGTTAAGTCATCGGACTCATTTGCTGGAGCAAGTATAAAAAACTTCCGTCTTCACTGGGAAAAATTAGTTAATGTAGATTATATAGTTATAACTGATTGATATGTTTTACCCAAACACAAAAAAACGCATTAGCGTAAGTAAGGGCGGAGTAAAAGAAAAACCGCCAGTAAAAACAAAATACGACAAATTTAAAAATTCTGTTGTAAAACTTTGCGACAAGGCATTGGGGTCAGGTATGACAAACGAACAAAAAACAAAGATAGCTTCTTTGCGGGCGAAGATTATTATTTCATAATACGGAATTTTTTTACTATGGAAAATTTGCAGGAAATTATATATTTTGGAATTGCTATTATAGGCGCAGTAAGCGCAGTAATTTTATGGATAACAAGAATTCAAAAAAAGACAGAAATTAAAATTGCGAGAATTGAAGCCGAGAATGAAGCGAAAGAAAAATTAGGAAAACAAATTCAAAATTTAAAAGATAACGATCTCCACACCATAACAGGTAAGCTTAAAGAATTAGATGAAAAAATGGACAGACACATCGTAGAAAACACAAAAAATATAACCGAAATTAAGACAATTTTAAATGAACGCCTAAAATGAAACCACAAAATCAAAATTTTGGCTTAAATTTCAGACCGATTAAACCAGCGGATTACATATACCGAAAAACAAGTCCATTAAGAGGTATAGAGATAACTAAGGAATGGGCGCAGGATTTGCCCGAAGAAGAAAAGCAATCTTTCCGCGACGAAAAAAGTTATATAGACACGAAAGCGTGCGTTTCATTTTCAGCATTAAATTGCATAGAAACACAGTTCAATGCTTTAATAAGATTAGGATTATTGGCTTCTGAGGATTATGAGTGGCTGAAAAACACTGGATACATCGTAAACGATAAATTTAACTGTTCTGACAGATACACCGCCAAAACAAGCGGAACAACTAAAAACGGAAACGATGCTTGGAGCGTAGGCAATGCTATTAAAAATTGCGGATTAGTTCCCGAAGCATTGTGGCCAGTTCCATCTATGCCTTTTGATTGGGACACTTATTATAAAGAAATCCCAGATGAAGTAATAGCAATCGGAAAAGAATTTAAAAAACGGTTCAAGATAGGATATGAGGCAGTATATAGAGAACACTGGGATGAAGCGATACAACAAGGCCCAGTGCAGGTCTATGTTCACGCGTGGGGGCAAAAAGCAGGCGATACCTACATGAGAACCGAGAAAGGAATAAATCACGCTGTAATGCTATATGATAACATTGAGCATCTGATATTTGACCACTATAACCCTTTCCACAAACGACTTGCGTCGGATTTTATTTATTATCATTTTGGTTTTTTATTTACAATTAAAAAAAGAATAGAGCCTATGAAATTAAAAGAAAATCATCTTTATCAATTAGTAGAGGGACATGGCGGATTTGGGCTTGCCGTAGGGGGCAAGTTAATCGTTGACGATCTCGCCAAAATTCTCGCTTCGTTTATAGTCCGAAACGGAGGCGATACAAAAGGAAAAACTATCGCAATCGGACAAACCGATTGGGACAGCACGCCACATTATAATTTAAAAATGGAAAAAATATGACAAAACTTTTATCAAGCGCGAGTAAAATAGTCTTTATTTTACTTGCCGTTGCCGCCGTAGTAGGATTTTTTATGGGCAAATTAGACGAGGGCAATTTTATGATTTTGACTGGGTCGGCTTTTGCTTTTTATTTCGCCCATAAAGGGGACACTGAAAAGCCGTATGCAGGCAAATAAAAAAATGCTATAATACGAATACTGGCTTTTGGTGTTGTGCCAGTAGAACACAAAGTTCGGAATACTCCCTGCCTTCTTTTGGGGAGTATTTTTTTAAAAAAAGTTATCCACAGAAACGACTTGACAGGGGTTTATAATTGATTTATAATAAGAATATAATTAACAGCACTAAATATGAAGAATAACGATATTTATTATCAATCCGAAGCCGAGATAAAGGCAATTATTTTTTACATAGATGTTTCCTTTCAATCCGATTTTATAAAAAAAGAATTTGTGAGGGCTAAAAAATACTATAATTGGAGAGTATCACAAGATGGGGATGAGGTAG